TTCACGATTGTGGGTTCGAGTGAAAAGGCTTTACAGTAACTAAGGAGGCAGTCAATTGAATAATTACCAGGAAGAACTGATAATTTTTCACTGGCTCCTTGTTTCATCCAGTAGGCTAGGCCACCTTTAAGTTCTCCTTCTAGTCGTTCGCTCCCTTGGCGACTAAGAACACTGTAAAAAGTTCCGACTAGAGGACAATCTGCATATAAAGATAGTCCGCATAACCCAACATCTCTAAGATAGTTTTGGTAGTTTGCAACGCCCCTGGTTGAAATGGCAATCATGTCTTTGAATACACTCTGTGGTTTACGCACCATCATCCACCCGCGGTCAAGTTGAACGGGTTTCATTTGGCAAAATTCAATATGCTCAACATGGTATACAGGCTCCTCAGCTACCATATTGAATCCGTAAGCAACAAAGAACAAATCAAAACCATCGAGAAACCTCGGCAATTCAGACACATCCATTATTGCTACTGAATCATCCCCATTGTTGACTAACTTGAAGTTCAATCCTAAAATCTCTCTCCAATGCAACAAAACGGAAGTCATGAGAATTACGTTTCCCACAGAAGTATTCATATCACCTGACATTCTGCCAGTTGCCTTATACTCGAAATCGAAAATGTCACCTTTTCCCTTGCAATAATTCACAATTTGGCATCTCAACAAAGTGTTCAACTCCGAATCACCTGGAAACAGAAATCTGTAAACCGAATGTTCGAAGTTTAGTGCTTGTCTCGATACGTGCTGATCAAATCTGCTGGCATCCAGCCCTACCGCTACCGGACAGGAATAGGAATGCCATTTCCTAACAATTTGAGCGGCCATCGCTGGTAAGGTACAATGCTTGAATACTGTTTCTTCTCCCCATAAAGTGTCTATACCCTTGTAAACAGCAAGTTCATTATTTTTGTTAATGTACTGGCCGAGAAGTATGTTATACTTAGGTGATCGGGGAGATATGATCCTAGGGTCTTTGTCCGATGACGCAACAAGTTCCCATTTAATAAAAATGTTAACATGCACATCTTTGGGACGAAGTTTCCTCTGATCCAATAATTCCTGAAGAGCTTGAGTGTAGAGCTGGTATTTACCTTTAGGTCTACTTTCAACAAATTCTTCAGGAGTTATCTTCCTCACCTTTACAACCGAAGCTAACCGCCTTCCCACACTTTGTAAGTTTCCAAACCACACAGGCTGGAGAAATTTGCTATGAATAAAGGGCTTGTCTTGTCCATTATACATAGGCTTATCACTAAGACTCCTAATCAGATCACAAGGCAAATAATGGTATTTTCCAATTAATTGATCATAATCAAATCCAGGGTTCTTAATTATCAACACCCTGTTACAGATGCCAATAAACATGTTGTGTGATGTTGAGTTGAAACAGCTCCACTGTCCGACCACTCCGGCCGGACCCACATATCTATTTGGTGTTCTAGGGGTTCTATTCTTATACAACAACGTTAAGCCATCAATTTCCACTTTCAAAGAGGAAAACACAGGCCTATCTAATCTAGGATCAGCCAAGCACTGAGTAGCCCAGCGTTGTTCTATCAGTCACTCCCTAGTACCAAAAGTTCCGTTGGCTTTGACTAACTGACGCACGAGCGGTAGGTAACTGTTCATCGCGACATCAGAAAGTTGGTGGCCTATGCTGATTTGGGTGTTCCCATTGACAACATTCCTGTATGTGGATAGGAAATTGTTTTCATTCCAGCTACCATCGGAACGCATGGTAATAGCAATTTTATCTGCAATCAAGCGAACCCGATGCATCTCTCTGTAATTAGCTCCGTGCTCAACTGGACAGGGCACCAAAACAGGTACCCAACACTTGGGAGGGTACATTATCAGATGACCTGGTACCAGTTTCTTAAACCTGGAATCTGTCCAACCCCTAAGAAAATTAGGGATACCGTCGTTGACCTCATAGAAAAATTTTAGCCAGCCACTACTCAGTCCATGATCGGCTACGCAATGGTATTCAATCTTTCGCCTGTTTTCAGACGATCGATCAAGACTTATCACGTCGTAAGATATTTTCTGAGTTTTACTCTGATCATCCCACAAGCCTACATCTACTGGTGGGGGTTGGTTCCAAATGGCATGCCATGTTGCTTTAACTGGTACGTCATTTGTCATTAATCTATTGTTGTCCTCGAGTAGACTCTCCCTCCAAGTTTTACTAGTTAGTTCATAAGAAGGCTCATTTGGAGTTCGCCCGTCCCTCCTAAGAACTACACATCCTTTTTCAAATAAATTGAAAACTGTGTCAAGAGTCAAACTGCTGTACTCCGTGGAATACTGCACCTTAATTCTCGTCTTAGAAACTAAATAATCCTCACTTAGCTTAATTACTCTGCTGATGCGTTTCAGCACTCTCTTGCGGTGGTTTAGTGCCAACCGGTACACTATCCACATGGTTCCTGCTACAAGAACCAAACAAACGATCCTACCAAAAGCGTTCCAACTGACCAAGTTGGAAAGCTCTGGGTTATCACGCTTCACCCTATCATATAGGTCTTTAAATTTTCTCCCACAGGAAATGGAAAAGTTCCTGCTATGTTCCAGCGGATTGGGAAGTCCGCTGACGAGTAACCGGTTGTTTAAGTTGGCGACTCGAGGTGCTTTACTCACCCCCCTATCGTTTCGGGCACCAAGGGTTATATCTTTAATATATCTCATCGTCTTTGTTATCGAAAATGGCCATGTCAA